GCCATACAACTTATCATATTTATAAACTGATTTTTTCATGTCACCATGTTCAAAAATAACTGTGCAAATATATGTTCCACCATCACTTGAGTCATCTGATGCTGGTGCTGATTCTGCTGTTGTTGATGCGGGTGGACCACCATGTGGACCCAAGCCTAGTCCATAATCTCCAGAAGCTATGCCTTTGCCAGAGCTAGTGCTGGCTGCAGAATCATTGCTGGTTCCAAGATTGCCTTGAGCTGCTGTTGATGGACCATAATCTTTATTGGAAAAGTTCGCAGGATTAGCTGGGGAATATGCTGAAAAACTTTTTGTTGCGGGTGCTGGGTTGCTCATCTGTCTAGCTGAAAATGTCCTAGTCATATTAACAGATGGCCTAGCCATATTCACATTAACATCATAAGCAGTCAAGCCTTTATTCATGCCATAATTTTGCGCTTCTGTTGTAGAAACTATGCCGTCTTTATTTACATCTGCGGCTGCTCTGGCTCTGGCCATTGAAGATGGGGACATATTATTTGTTAGTGCACCATGAACTGTTTCTCCCAAAACAGCAGCACCATACGTAGGAGTTGCGCCCAAGGATGCGGCAGCTGCTTGTTCAGCTGAAATATTTCCAGCAATATTTGCCAATCCGAATGCCTGACCTATAGGTGTTGCATTCATAGCAGTTGAGCCAATGTTTGCCAAAGCACCTGCCAAACTTGATTTTGATGGACCACTAGATCCAAATGCTGGGTTGCCTCTATTAAAACCTGCTGAAAGATCATCAAACTCTTCAACACCAAAAGCAGACAATGCTCCATTTTTCTCAGCCATTCTTGCCTCCTATCTTTGAGGTGGTGGCATGGCACCTTGAGGTGGAAGTGCACCCATTGGTGTTGAACCACCTGTTCTGCTTCTTATCTCTGCAACTTTGCTTTGAAGATATTGAGCCATTTGATTTTGGTCCATTGGTGCTTCTTGACCTTGAGGAGCTTCTTGTGGCAATCCACCCATCTGGCCAGAAAACTGGCTTGGGTCAACTTCAGTTGCGACCTGATCAATTGCCTCTTCTGGCGTCATGCCCATTGAGATTAAAGTCTGGATTTCATCTATCATCTCAGGAGGAAGCATTGGCATCTCATTAGACATTTCCATTTTTAATCATCTCCATCTGTAGTTTGGCTGCATTCTTTTCTCGCTCAATTTGAAGGTCAGCTTCTAGTTTAGCAACCTTGGCTTGGAGATCAGCTTGGGCTTTGGCCATTTCAATTTCCATGTCCTGACGAGCTTGGGCTTGTTTAATGTCCATTGCATTCTTAGCTTTAGCCTGATCAGCAGCGATCTGAGATTGTGTTCTGGCTTGAAGTGCTTGGGCTTCTAGCTCTGCTAATTGTTGAGCATATTGAAGTGGGTTTTGTTGCTGTTGACCTGCTAATGCTGCTATGGGTTTGATAGCTTCCATCTGAGGTGATGTGGCTACGACCTGTGCAGCTTTCTGGGATATAATCATATCCATTCCAGGGTCAATATCTTCAAACGTAAAGTCTGGGTCTCTGAGGTCTGGGATGCTTGGCAATGGAACGCCAATAGCAGCTTGCATCCGTTGACGATACAACAACGCAACGTGTTCAGCAATATGCGCAATAAGCAAAGGCTGCATCGCTGCAGCTCCAGGATTCCCTGCCAGAGATGGATCTTGCATAAACTGCATGTGAACTGCTATGTGTGCATCATGATCTTGCTCAGGAAATGCTTTGATTGGTTTTCCATACATGATGCTCATATTCTCATCAATAGGATCAAGCCTGACTGCCTCTTTTGGCTCAATAAGAATCTGGTCTATGTTGGGAATGCGGATGGCTTCATACATGCGCTTGTAGGCTTCATATAAATTATGCAACTGAGGTGCGGCATTGGCCATTTGCAGTATTGATTGAGCTTGTGCGATGCGTTGGGCTGTGCTGAAGATGTTTGGGTCGCTGACTGGGATAACATCAATTCGAGCGTCAAAATCAGCAGCATAAATCATCTCTGAAGATCCAGAGATGGCGAACTCAAACTGGTCAGGCAGATACTTCGCATTCAGCTTGGCTAGTAGCTTAAACTCTTGACCCTGTGCATAATGCAGGCGTTTGTGTATTGCTGAGAATGATTTGCTGCCCTGTTCTATTAAAGCAACTGTCGTGCCGACTGGGGCATTGGGATTAACATCCCCAACATTCATGTCTGAAGTATTAGCAAAACGCTGACCAGCCTCAGTTATAAACCCAAGCAGATTAAACAACGCACCACTAGGCTCTTTAAACGGCAAAGGCATTATTGCTTTATTAACATCGTCAACAGTCGCATCAAGATCCGCAAACTCTCCAGGATTTATCTGGAGTTCGCCACCTGTAACTCTACCTTTTAATTTAAAGCCACCTTGCATGTTTGCGAATGCAGCTGAATCAAGCAAAGCTCTGAGTGATCCTGTTGCTGCTTTGCCTAGGCCACCAATGAGGTGATAAAGCCCAAAGCCATAAAACCCAACTCCAGGAAGGAATGGGTAGCTAACAAACCAATCAAGACGTTTCATTTTCTCGTCTTCTTGATCCCAGTTCCTGCGGACGCTTAAAACTTTCTCTGCATCATAATCAACTGTGATAACATACGGCATCCCGACAACATTGCTGTCGTCTTTGGAATCTTCCGCACCATCAATACCATCAAAAGAATCATAAACATGCATCTCAAGAAGAGTCATTGTCTCGTCTGAATTGCTGTATGGGTCAACACCCTCAATATCTTCAGTTGTGTCACCAGATGGGTCAATGCCATCGCCACTGTATTCACTTTGCAGATACCAACCAGCCTCAACATATTTATTAAAATCATTGCGAGGCATACGGATTAAATGAGTATATCTTTGTGAGGTGTAAAGGTCTGTGCTTTCTGGCGCAACAACAAAGTCCTCAGCTTTAACGAACTTTGAACACTGGCGATCCATATTAGCATCCCACCAAACCTTTTTAAAAGCATGGCCAACCAATGGGAGCTGAAATAACATTTTATCAAGATCAGGGAAATACTCTGGCATCTCCTGTGTAATCTGATAATTCATGAAATCTTTAACACGACGAGCTTGCTCTTCAACTTCTTCGTCTGGGTTGCCGACTATAATGCTTTTAACAGGACCACCAGAAGGATACAACTCTGCGATAGCTCTTGCATTAAACTGAGTGGCAGCTTCTGCGATCATAGGGTGAACAACAGTGCTCAAACCGCGACTGGCTCTGGCATCTTCTTCTTCACTCATGCCACCATCAGGATCAACAGTACGCAAACCAGCTTTGTATCGCTCTTCCCAGTCTGAGCGAGCCTCGCGGTCTTCTTCATATATTTTTATAAGGGAGGACGCTTTGGATTTTAACTCTTTTTCAGAGATCTCTTCAGCTAAGTTTGAATCAAACTCATTATCAATGTCTTGCGTTAAATCTAGGTCTGGGTCGCCAATGAGAACTTCATCATCGCCAAAAGCCTCAACTTGAAGTTCATCAGGTGGTGATCCTTCAGCGAATGGTATCGGTTGTCTAGCCATACAGCGTTATCCTTTTTGTCTCAGTGGGCTCATCGTCCTCATAATCAGTAGAATGACTGATAAACCAACCTTTGCGCAAACGCAACCATGCCTGAGTGCAAGTATCAACTATATCGTCATTGTCTCCTGCTGGGAATGCAGCGCATATGTCTATTAAATCTTTAGCCCATTTTTTGTTTGCAGGAAAGTAAATTCTTCCATCTTCCAACAAAGCTGATGATGCATGGGCACGAGCTTCTTTGTCTCTGTCTGGGTTGTACTCAATAACTGGGACACCAGCCATACGCAAATCTTGCAACAAACTTTGGCCTGATGCTTTCTTTTCAATCATAACTGCGTCTGGTTGCCACTCTTCATATGCCTCTTGAGCTAATGTCCTCAGCTCTGGGTAGGTGACTCTGTCATACCACATCTCAATAACAATTACATTTATCTGGCCATTCTTGCGGAACACACCCCATGTTGTTCTGGCTGAGTATGAGCTCTTTTCTTTTGTTGAGAATGCTGTGTCATAAGATTGCATCACATATTCAATCTCGGGCAGATCATCACTCTCCCATGGAACCCACCATTCAGATCGCAAGATTCCCCCACCTTTCGGCATTGGGCGTTGCTGCAATTGACCTGCGGAGGCATATGTACCCAATGACCGCTCCAGCTTGGTGAGAGTTGTTTCGTCAATCCTCTCTGGCCAGAGTAGCTCACCTTCTTTTGTTCTGGGGTCTGTGAAATTGAGTTTTGATTTTGTCTCACTTGGGTGTCCGACCTCATAGCGAGCAGGTAAGCATAAATGATCCCAATCGTCATGTTCATTCGCCAATATGTGCCCAGTCAAGTCGTTCTCGTGAACTCGCTGCATTATAATTACAAAGGCACCAGTTTTAGGATCATTGAGACGAGTCTGCATAGCTTGATCCCACCACTCAAGAACACCTTCCCTAACTGCTGATGATTCAGCCTCACGCACGTTATGCGGGTCATCAATAACTATAATGTCACCACCCTCACCAGTCAACGCACCATCAACTGAGGTAGCAATACGCATACCAGTCTTGTCGTTCTCAAATCTTTGCTTCTGGTTCTGGTCACCTGTCAAAACGAACTTGTCACCAAAATGATCTTGATACCATGGGCTTGATATAAGCCGACGACACTTAACCGAGTCTCTGACGGAGAGTGATGAAGCGTATGACGCAAACAGGAATCTTTTTTCTGGCTGGATGGTCCAAGTCCAAGCTGGGAGTGCAACTGCAACTGATATTGATTTCATATGCCGAGGTGGTATGTTTATTATAAGACGCTTGATGTCACCTTCAACAACAGCCTGCAAATGCTCGCTGATTGCATCAATGTGCCAGTTGTCATAGAAATCGCGTCCTGGCTCAATCGTTGGCCATGAGCTCTTCGTAAACTCCTTCAGCGATCTCTTCATCCTCTCCGCTCTCACTTGTTTCAATGACAGCGTGTTCAAGAACTCGTTCAATTGTGTTGAGGTCATTATCACTTAATCTGCTGATGTCCAGCACCTTTCTCTCTTCAATTTGAGCAGTGACTTCAACTGCTTTTAAATCAGGAACACATTTACCGAGAAGAGTCTTAGCAGCCAAAACTCTTAAGTCTGGGTCTGCGCCAACTTTACCGACATTTGATATTTCCCCACCATCTTCTTTGTAAACATTAAAGATCTCTTTCCCTGCCATAACATCCGCAAGGAATCCAACTGGGTCTGCTTGTCCCATGATCCAATTTATTGTTGTGTGGTGATTCCATTTATATGGTTTTGCTCTTTTGGACTTCTGATTGGCCATTGGCTCAACTGATTTAAACCTACCATCCCAGTTCTCTGGCTTAACAGGTGGTCCATTCTTAACAGGTCTCTGCACTTGAAGCTTCGCATCAGAGCCTTTTTGTTTCTTTGCAGGCATATTTTTATCCTTCAAACCTTGGTTTCAGTGGTCAACTGTAAGAATAACTGTCACAACTATCGCTGATTTTTAAACAAAAAGAAACCCTCCTTTTAAAGAGGGCTAAGTTAAGGGAGGAATCATACGTTGGATTCCTATTAATGATATCGTTCTTTGGCCATTAAGTAAAGTCTTCATCATCATTAGCTGGCATAAACGGCCAATGACCTTTTGGATCAACTGGGTTCTTAGCGTAACATTCATTGCAATACCATTGGCCTTCAGAATAAACTGCCAAGAATAATTCACCAACTGATTGAGGTGCACCACCGCATCCCCTGCAAGGATCACCATGCCAAGTATACCAATAATGATTGCCCATGTTTTCAGTACCGATGTAGTCTGAAAATCCTGTAAGAACCATTGTTCTGGTTTTTGAATCATGTTCAAGATCACGCCTTAGTTCTGAGAACCTTTTAAAATCTCGTTTCAACTCAGCATGAGTTTTGTTACAACAGAGGCACCTGTTCTGGTGTACCCTTTTGCCGTCAATAATTTTGAACCATTCACCTTTGTGATTGTTTATCATAGCCCAATACTCTGAGCAAACGTCATGCAAGAGTTATACTCAGTCCACAAAGACTGATCCCAAGTCTGACAACCAAGCATCAAATTGATAACGCAAAACACAAACAGGTAAATGAAACCGAAGAATGTCAGTGTTGCAAAAACATTTTTAATCATTTCAATTCCTTTCTCAAAAGAGAGGGTGAGGCCAATCCCCACCCCCAAACCTTAACCTAAAAGTTGTAATCGTAAAACTTTCTTGGCTGCTCAGAGATTACATGCTTGCCCATGGCTGACTTCCAACCTTTCTTACCGAGCCTGACACGCAACACCTGACCTTCAGGGCAAGACTTGTATGTATAAGTCTGATCATCTTGATTAACGCAATGACCAGCAAACCCACCAGGAATAAAATCAGGTTTAAACTCAGGATCTTTTTCAGCAAGCATAGCCCGAACTTCAATGGTCTTATCAGAAACCACCCGAATAATCTCAAAAGGATAAACATCTGACCAACCGATCATGTTTGCATATTTAAACTCAAACCGGACAACTTTGAATCCGTAAAGGGCAGTCTTGCCTGTGCCTCTCCAGTTTGTATCAACAGCGGAAAGGCCAGCAATATAAACGTCGGCGGCATTCCTTGAGCTGAAAGAAATAGCATCTGCCTGATGAGGTGAGGTGTCAATGCCATAACGCCCAGCTGGCTTCAGATAATCACCAGAATCCATCATTGGATGACCTTTGCCATTCTCACGAATAACCTTATCAACTTCAATAAAAAACTTTACAAACATAATTTATTCCTTTCTCAAAAAGAGGCCAATCCCCTTAACCTTCTTAGTATCGCTGATCCTGCTTCACAAAGCAACAAATAAAGTGTTTTTGTTTCTCAAACATAACAATCACTTGCACGATTTTAAGAAAAGAGTTCCCAGACTCTGGGTTACTGAAACCTTAATTTAACAACTTTGGGGTGTCGTTTAAGCACTTTGTTTAAGTTAAATTAAAACCAATCCGAAACCAGTGAACCCACACTTTCCATAATTTCAAACATAAAATTTTTTTCCTCAAATTTTTTCCTTATAAGAAGAAGACAAAAACCAAGGACGGGTATGAAAACAACTGGCACCCCAAAGACTGGGTTCTTTGGTTTCGCGACTGTTTTCTTTGAGTAAGACTGGGTTCTTTGAAAAAATCTTCTTTTCTTTTTAATTTTATTCAGGCATAGTAATTTTGTGATCACTGTGGTGAACCCACTTGCGCGAACCCTCTAATGTACGCATGATGGGGGTCAATCCTACAGTCTTAGTAAACCATGGGATCACACCAACTGAGAAAGGAACTTTGAAGTGTCAAAAGTTTATGTGGTAAATAGACCAATAAGAAATAAGTTCGGCTGGACTCCTGACTTAACTGATGCAACTCGTTATGGTTCACTCGAGATTATTTATGAGCCTGAAGACAAGCCTCAGTTTCTTCCTGGACCATCAATTCAAAAGGCCAGACGAATAATGAAAGACTTCTCCGCAGAGGATTATCTTCTGTGGCCAGGAGGGGGAGACCCAATAGCAGTCATGATAGTTTGCATGCTTGCTGGGGAAGTTTCCTCAACAGTGCGCGTCCTTCGTTGGGAGCGTAACATGGAGGAGGGTGAAAGGGATCGCCGCAAAGGTT